GCAAAGAGAAGAAAATCTTTCTGTGCTAGAAGTGCAGGACAAATGAAAAAGTTTCCGAAGGCAGCAAAAGACCCTAATTCAAGATTACGACAAGCAAGAAAGAGATGGAGATGTTAAAAGGATACTTCTATCTTTTCTGTGCATTCTTATCTTTGATATTTATGTACTTATCAATTTCAAACTCCTTTGCTGAGACCAATACCGTGTCGAGTACGGTAGTAAATAATACGCCACCAACAGCAAATGCACCTGTAATTCCAAACTCTAATTCAGATATATGTAAAGTTGGTGTGGGTGGAAGTGTTCAAAATAATGTATTGGGTTTAGCTACAGGCGTTTTGGTCGATGACGAGCTGTGTCAGCTTCTTAAGCTTTCTCGCTCTCAGTACGCATTTGGCATGAAAGTGTCAGCGGTAGCATTGTTGTGTCAAGACCCTCGTGTCTGGACGAGTATGATGGATGCTGGGACCCCGTGCCCTGTATCAGGTTTGATCGGGGCGGAAGCCGCTGCATATTGGGAAGCTAATCCAGATAAGATTCCAGATGGCAGTAGATATAAAACTGAATATGTACAGGCTGCAAAACCTGTTAAAGGAGAATTAAGTGATGCAGGGTATATTGCCTTGTATAAGACTTTATTTCTTATTACCACTGGTCTTTTATTGTTTTAATGTATGAAAAAAGAAGACATATTTATTTGGGCTATAATACTTTCTATATTAATACTTCCCTTTTCTTTAAAAGCTAATACTTGTCTACCTGATGTAGAAGGTCTTTGTATTCCTGGAGTTACAATCACAGAAGAATCTGTCGTTGTTAAAACAGAAGAAGATAAAGGTACAGAAATAATTTTTACTGAAACTACCACCAAAACAACAACCACTACTACTATTACGAATGAAGATTCAGGAGACATTCTTGACGGTGATAATGGATATGTAGCTATAAACAAAGAAGGTGATATGGATTATGACTGGTCGGGTCAAGGTCCTGCAAGTATGCCTAGTGGTAATTCTTGTTATGGGTTAGGTGCAGATAAATGTGCTCAAATTACAGGAGGAGGTAACTCAACGTCTACGATGGGTGTTGATGGTATGGGTACAACATTTTTTAACACTATTGACATATCAGATTTACAAATAGATAACGGTGGAGAAATCAGATACTCAATTGAAGTAGATAAACAAGATGCTCAAGATAGAATATACATGCACGTTTCAGGATTTAATGGAACTACTTCAGTCTTTTCAGGTACTGACGTCTTGTCTGAATCTGGAGTATCAACAGGCTACCAATCTTATAATGGCTCTTTCAATTTCAGTGGCATATTAGATAAAATAATTGTTGAAGTTGGTGGAAGAGACATCAATCTTGCTATTGGTCCTTTATTTGATGATGTTAGCATCAATGTTTTCTATAATGTAATTAATACTATTGTTACTCAACACATTACAACTTTAGAAGAAATATATTATTTAGATATCTTTAATCCTGTTGAATTAGACTTTGTTGAAGAAGTGTTTGAATATAATGATATTAGTATGGAAGAAGGAGAGATATCATTCACTCCTGTAGAACCTGAGGTAGAAGAGGTAACACTTGCAAGTGTTGAATTAGAAATAGCTGAAATTGAAATTAATTTACCAGAGCCAGAACCTGAAATTGTTGAAGTTAAAACAGAGATAGAGATGGAGATTGAAATGGAAATGGAAGAAATTGTAGTTGTAGAGGCTGAACCTGAAGAAGAGACTATCGAAGAATCTCAAGAAGAACCACAGGAATCAGAACAAAAAGAACTGCAACCAAAAGAAAAAGAAAAAGATCCAGAAGAAAAGCCAAAAGAAGAGAAATCATCTAAACCTAAAGTAACAAAAAAAGAAAAAGCTGCTACCAAAATCGTAAAAAAAATAGATGATAAAGCTAGATATGATGATGATGCTCAAATGAAAACATTAATTGTGATGCAGATACTTGGCAATACAAAAACCTTTTTTGATAGTCAAGCATACATACAAGATACAAACGTTACTGAGTATTTGAACAAGACAATAGATGATCCGTATGGTATACTCTTCAATAAGGCTCAAAATGAAACAATGAATGATATGGTGAACTCACAATGGCAGAAGTCTCAATAGGCGGAATTTCCTTCAAAGGAGGAAAAATGATGGCAATTATCCTTGCACTTAGTAGTGCCGTGGGTGCTTTGTATGGTGGATTTGAAATGTATAAACGTTTTCAAGATATGTCCGCAGCTATAGAGGCCTATCAGGAGCCGGATTTAAGCGGATTTGATAAGAAGATTGCACTTGTGGAGAGCAATACAAACGCACAAATGGAGATTGTTTTACAAAAGGTTGAGGGTTTAAAAAGTGAGCTTAATATAGTTTTAGAGGAAATTGGCCTAATATCCCAAGTTAGTAGGGAACTTAAGGACGACCTTAAAACGAATCTTCGCAACGTTGAAAATGACGTGCGTCACATCACCGAAATTGTGAATGACGTCGAAGACAGACAAAAAGAAGACACTAGAGAGATATTTAATGAGCTCAAATTGATAGAAGAAAACCTTGACTTACAAATTAATAAGGCTTTAAATAACCCTTTAAGTAACATGAGTGCTAAAACAAAATGATTAAATTAGATATAAAAACCATATTACCTTATCTTGTCCTAATTGGCACAATGTTGATCACATGGGGTATGTGGTCTGAACGTTTAAATGCAGTTGAACAAAAAGCAGATAGTGTTGCAGAAATGCAACAAGATATTGCTGTCATAAAAATACAGATTCAAGCGATTGATGAAAAAATGGCTTGGATGGAAGAATTTCTAATTAAGAATTACAGTGAATTTTAATGGCTATTAGTAGATCACAAATGGCCAAACAAGTAATGAAACCAGGAGGTAAAAAAAATGGGAAAACTCTGCGCAAGAGGAAAAGCCGCCGCAAAACGTAAATTTAAAGTGTATCCTAGCGCATATGCAAATATGTATGCTAGTGCAGTTTGTAGTGGAAAAGTAACACCTGGTGGCAAAAAGAAAGCTAAGAAAAAAGCTATGGGTGGTACAATTTCACAACAAAGAAAATCCGTATCTGCTAATCGTATGGCTGAGGGCGGATCAATCGTTGCTGCAGGATGTGGCATGGTTGAAAATTCAAAAAGAAAAAAAACCAAACTTTATGTCTAAGGAGGTAAATCATGGGAAAATTATGGAATAAGTGGAATGGCTTAAACAAAAAAGGCAAAGCGATAGCTGCTGTTTTTGCGTTAGTTGTTCTTTGGGCCATTTATAATCAAATCTGGTAATGGCTAAAAAAGGTTTACGTGCTTGGGTGAAAGAAAAATGGGTGGACATTGGTGCACCTAAAAAAGATGGTAAGTACCAACCCTGCGGTAGGTCTAAAGGTTCAAAAAGAAAATATCCAAAATGTGTTCCGCTTGCAAAAGCAAGAGGTATGAGCACATCTCAAAAAGCGTCAGCAGTACGAAGAAAACGTGCTGCTGGCAATCCAGGCGGTAAGCCAACGAATGTAAAAACTTTTGTCTCGAAAAAAACAAGCAGAAAAAATAAAAGATGATGTAATTGATTGGTCTAAGAATGTCTTAGAACCAATGAATAAACATCTAGGCTTTCCAGCATGTCCTTTTGCTGCGAAGTGGAGAAAAGATGGTAAGCTAAGAATAGAGGTTAGATCTGACAAAACCAAATATGAAAAGCACCTCACCAATGTATTAAAAGATTGGAATAAAAAGAAACACGACATTATTATCTTTTGTGATCCTTTTTGGGATCAATATACACCTGAACAATTTCAAGATAAGATAGATTTTTATAATAAAACCTATAATAAACGAGATGTATATTTTATGGGTTTTCATCCAAGTAATCCTGCTTCTGTTGAAGAACAAGAATTTTTAGTTGAACCTACTGATAATTTTGAATATCACACAGATCTTGCTTATTCTATGATGTTGGTACAGAAGTTTAAACAGTTGTATGAAGCAAGTTGCAAACTACATAAGATAGGTTATTATGAGAAATGGCCAGCCGAGTATTACGAGGAAGTCGTAAAAACAAGGCAAGACGAATATGAACGTATATTTAAAAAGGAGCGGACATCATGATGAAGAAAAAGAATGTTGTTAAAATGAGAGGTGGCGGCGGAGCAAAAAAGAAGAACGTTGTCAAGAAACGTGGCGGTGGCATGATACAAAAAATGCGTGGCGGCGGTTCTGCAGGCGCAAACCCTCATAAAGCAAGAAGAGGTATGTAATGGCTACCTCGGGTACTACTACTTTTAATCTTAGTTTTGATAGAATTATTGATCGTGCTTATGCACGATGTGGTAAGTCTTTAAGAACGGGATATGAATTACAAGCAGCAAGAGATAATCTTAACTTGTTGTTTTCTGAGTGGGGAAACCGAGGTATTCATTTATGGAAAGTAAAAAATCACACACAAAATCTAACAGCCAGCACTACAACATATACTGCTCCTAGTGATGCTTCAGATGTTCTTGAATTAGTTTTCAGAGATGTAAGTGGAAGCACAACGACAGATACAAGCATGACAAAAATATCAAGGTCAGAGTATGAAAACATACCTAACAAGTTTTCAACAGGAACACCTAGTCAATATTATGTAAGAAGAAACTTATCTAATGTAGAAATTAGTCTTTATCAAACACCCAATACAACCGACACACAAATAAATTATTTTTATGTGGCAAGAATAGAAGATGTAGGTAATTACACAAATGATCCAGATGCACCTTTTAGATTTCTACCATGTACAGTTTCAGGATTAGCTTATTATATAGGACAAGAAATTGCACCTGAGCGTTCTCAAGAATTAGAAAGAAGATATGAAGCAGAATTACAAAGAGCGTTGACTGAAGACAGTCAATCAACTTCTGTAAATATTGTGCCTCGTAGTTTCTATGTAGGGTAAAATGACCTTTGCAAATGGTAATCGTTCTTTAGCTATCTGTGATAGATGTGGGCAACAATATAAATATTTACAATTAAGACAAGAATGGAATGGACTATTTACTTGTCCTTCGTGTTTTGAACCTAAGCACCCACAATTAGATCCCGGTTATCACCCTGCCGATCCTGTAGCGCTTAGAGATCCAAGACCAGAATCAAATAAAATTTTAAAAGCTAACTCACCACCAGGTCCCGATGATGCAACAACTAATACATTTGGGCAACCAATGCCAGTTACTGTGTTTGTTGGTGATCCTGGAGATAGTGCTTTTATGACAACTGTGCAAGGAACCTCACCAAATGATGGTTCTGCACCAACAACGTCATCTAGTATGTTACCTCAAATTCCGAATCAAAAATTGACACTTGTATCAGTGGTTGGTAATGTGACAGTGGTAATATCATGAATTATTCTGAACTTTTAGATAATGTAAGAAACTACACAGAGGTTACATCTGATGTACTTTCTAATACAGTTATAAATGTTTTTCTTACAAATATTGAAAATCAAATTGATAGACTTATAGATACTGATGCACAAAGAAGATATGCAACAACAACTTTTGAAGCTAACAATGCTTTTTTAGATGTTAGTGGCCCAGAAGGTGGGTTTAGGTTTGCTAGAGCATTACAAATTGTAGCTGATGATGGAACAAGAACTTGGTTAGAGCAAAGAGATGCTACTTTTATGGACGAATATTCAGTAGAAAGATCTACGACAGATACAAATTTTACAGGTCAACCTAAATATTGGGGAAATTGGGACGCAACAACTTTGATTGTAGCTCCTACTCCAAATACGGCTTACACAGTAGAAATGTGGTATGACGAAACACCAGAACGTTTAGGAAATGGTGCAGGTATAACTTCAACAACGACCTTTATATCAAACAATGCACCAGAAGTTTTGTTGTATGGTACGCTATCCGAAGCATTTTCATACTTGAAAAACGCACAAGATATGCAATTATACACTCAAAAGTTCCAAACAGCTTTACAGGCTTTTGCTAATGAGCAAATGGGACGTAAAAGAAGAGACGAGTATGTGGATGGAGTCCTTAGAGTGGCTTTGCCTTCCGCAGACCCAAAAGCCTAAGGAGGGCATAAAACATGGCAATAAACCAAGCAGTCTGTGCTTCCTTTAAAAAGGAGCTGTTAGCAGGGGACCACGATATTGATAATGATACAATTAATCTCGCTCTGTACACAAATTCAGTAACTTTAAATGGAAACACAACAGCCTACTCAGCAACAAACGAAGTAGGTAATTCAGGAACATATGCAGCAGGTGGTATAACTTTAACAAGTCCAACTATCGGCTTAACAGCAACTAGCGCAACAGCTTCTACAGCATTTGTTGATTTTGCAAACGCAAGTTTTACATCAGCAACAATTTCTGCTCAAGCAGCTTTGATCTATAATAGATCATCAGCTAATACAAACGCAGCTATTTGTGTTCTTGATTTCGGAAGTGTAAAAACATCAACAAACGGTACATTCACAATCGCATTCCCAACCAATGATGCTTCAAGTGCTATATTAAGATTATCTTAATTTAGAGGAGCATTACCATGGCAGATGCTTGGGGTGAAAATAATTGGGGCGAAGGCTTTTGGGGCCAACAAAGCTCGATCACAGTATCTGTTACTGGGTTATCGACTACAACAGCATTAGGCACGGAAAGTGTCGTAGCTGATTGTTTAGTCACATTAGATTCATTACAAGTATCTTCTGCTTTAGGAACTGCAACAGGTACACCTGAACACGTTATTTCTGTAACACCTGTTACATTTGAAACACAATTATCTGGAGTCACAGTAGGTGAAGGAGCGGGCGTTGTTCTCGGAAGTTTATCCACATCATTTGGTTTAGGCACGGAAGTAGCAGACGGAACCGTTGATGCAGGTTGGGGAAGAAATACTTGGGGTTCTTTCGCATGGAATGAGA